TCTTTGTTGAGCAAGTTGCTGTAATCTTTCTTGTAAATTCATAATTTAAGAATAAAGTGTCTTACCTTTAGTTATAGCAGCATCTATGTCTGTAAACGATTCGGATGTCCAGATAGAAGTTGTTCCATCAAGTTTTTTATAAGCTTTGATAATTTCAAGATGATCTACATTTCTTTTGATCATTGCTTTCCATTCAGTTTCGGTTTCATGTGTAGATTCTATCCTTGTTTTAAAAGCTGAATAATCTGCATCTGTGTTAATTACAGTTACGCTATCACCAGCAGCAGAAAAAATCCTTGCGATTTCATCTGAAGTTCGTTCTTCCATAATAAAAAATTTAATTAATTACAGTTTACCCTGCTTCGAGGGCTTTGACTTTTACGGATAACTCTTTTATAGCATTAACAAGTATTGGTATTAATTGATCACCTTTAAACTTAAGGTTATCAGAATCTTTATTATCAATAACTACGCTATCGGAACCTTCTAAAGCCAGAATATCTTGAGCATAGAATCCGTATCTTTTGTCACCTGTTTTTTCGTCAGACTCACGATTCTTTCTAAACCAGAATGATTTAGGTTTTAATTGATTTACAAAATCTAAACCATGAGAAACAACACCATCTTCAATCTTATCTCTTTCATCAGAAGTAACTGTAAATGCTACTTTTATAAAAGCATTGGTAATACTATTATTACCTAAACAAACTTGATTATTTGCCGTAGTTACTTCACCAGAAGGGGAGTTTGTTCTACCTGAATCATATCCAAGAAAAAGGTTATTTATTCCAGTGGTAAGGTTATAACCAGCAACATATCCGAGAGTAGTGTTATAAGTACCAGAAGTTATCGAATATTGTGCATAATTTCCAATAGCTGTGTTGTAACTTGCCGTAGTCGCAGAATACATAGGTTGATAACCTACAGCAAGATTATGATCTCCTGTAGCTCTTGAAGTGCCATCACCATATAAAGATTCTCTACCAACTGCGGTGTTTTGATGACCTGTCGTAAGGTTGTATCCAGCATGAGAACCTAAACCTGTATTGTAATAACTGTTGTTATTATATAAAGCTGCGTATCCCAAACTAACGTTATACCCAGTACCTCCTCCTGCAATCTCATAGTATCCAGCATAGTTTCCTATATGAGTTGCTGCTCCTCCTGTGGTCAGACTATAACCAGCATGAGATCCTACTAAAGTGTGATTCTGTCCTGAGGTTAAGCTATATCCAGCCGAAAAACCCACTCCTACACTTCTATATGTAGTTGCTGCTGTATACATACATGATACACCAACTGCTGTATTTTCAGATTGGTTATTTAAGGTGTAAAGAGAATTATGACCTACTGCTACGTTACTAAAACCTCCTACGTTGGTAAAAAGACTATGACAACCTACTCCTAAATTTGCATAACCAGAAGTGTTGTGCCTTAAAGAATTTGAACCAAAAGCGTTATTGTTCGCACCACTATTAACATATAAAGCCAAATATCCTACTGCTGTTATGTCAGAATCATCTGTATTTCCATAACCAGCAGCATAGCCAAGAAAGGTATTACGAACACCTGATGAATTTAATCCTCCTGCATAACTACCAAGACCAGTGTTTTTCTCGCCAGAAGCAACTTTAAAACATTCATAACCAACAGAAGTGTTATCGGAAACGGTAGTATGTGAAGACCCTGCAGCATACCCTAATGCTGTATTTCTTGAGCCAGTTGATACCGCAGACAAGGCAAGGTAGCCCACACCACTATTAGACTGCCCTTCAGTACAAGCATCTAAAGAATTACCTCCAACGGCTGTGTTATTACCACCAGTCGTAAGGGCAACCAAAGCAGAGTACCCAACCGCAGTGTTATAAGTTTGAGAACCGTCAGTTACATTAAATTCATATAAAGCATAAGTTCCAACAGCAGTATTTCTATCGCCAGTCGTGTTTTTAAATAAGGCTTGATCTCCGCAAGCAGTATTTAATTCGCCTGTAGTGTTGGTTGCAAGGGCATTATAACCAAAAGCTGAATTATGATCCGCAGAAGTGTTTGCTGTCAGAGCTTGATAGCCGCAACCAGTATTATATCGCCCATCAACATTATTTCTTAAAGCGTAAGAACCTATAGCTGTAAGTTCTTGTCCTGTGGTATTATTTTCACCTGCATGAGTACCAATCGCTGTGTTGTAATTTTGAATGTTAGCTGTTAATGCAGCATAACCTATTCCTGTATTGTGACTTGTCGTATCGTTAGCATCCAAAGCAAGTGAACCCACTGCTGTGTTAAACGATCCAGTTGAATTTATTTTAAGAGAATCATGTCCCACACTGGTATTGCTTGCACCTGAAGTTAAAGTTGTTAGTGCTGAATTTCCGATTGCTGTATTGTCTGCACCAGTAACAGCAGCATCTAAAGCACTCTCCCCAAGAACTGTATTACCAGCAACAGAGTTTGCTCCTTTTCCAATATTTATTGAGTTTATTGTTCCATCAACAGCAAATGCTGGCCCACCTGTTAAAGAGAATAAATTAATCCAATCATTATCAGCAGCGTTTCTTAATTTAAAAATACTTGTATTTGTATCAGGCCAAAAACTAAAATTTCCAGAACCTACATTTGTTGATTTAACACCTGCTGGATCTGTAGAACCACCATTATTAGTAAATATTGCTTTTAAAACATTATTAATATCAGTTCTTACGTTTGCCCCTGTCGAGTTATCTATTTCAAAATCATGTGTAGCCATTGTCTAAACCAATTTTTATCTAAGTATATCCTACTTTAAAACTAACTACCACGCCCAAATCCAGTAGCAGCATATTTGAAATTTCTATTAACAAAAGTTTCATTACCAGATGTGTCTCTATTTTTTACATTGATTGTGAAGCCTGTTGAAGTAATACTTGGAAATGTAAAAAAGTCACCAGCAGCAGCATTTTCTAAAGTTATACCTATTGAGGGTAAGACAGAGTTTGCTGCAATGCTAGTACCTGACTGCCCCGTGAAGAAACTATTAGAAAAAACAACTGACTTTGTGGAAGTGCCTGAAGCAATCAAACTATTTGTAGCCCCTGCATTACCTAGACTTGTTTCCGTTCTGCTATTTAATTCTGCTGTATAACCCAACTGGTCTATTTCAATAGATTGTGCAGGGTCATCTGAATCCATTTCACACCTAAATTTAAATCCTCTTGCAATAAATGAACCATTAACAAAAGGGTTAAATTGTGAAAACTCTGCGCCATATGTACAACTTCCACTTGTATCTAATGATGTCGCAGAAGTTAGAGTGAAAGTGTTTGTTGTTACTGCTGTTATTTGATATTCACCATCCACACCTGTTCCACCAGTAAAGTCAACAGTTACAAAACTACCAACAGAATAACCATGAGATGTTTTTGTAATTGTAATTATAGTACCAGCACTGCCAGATCCATTATTGATTGTGTAACCATCAGCCGTTACCGATAAATCAGGGTCAGAATCAGTTGTTGCAACTAATAATTTTGCCCCTACATCAAAGGCAGTAGCGGCATCAAAGTCAGTCCATGTATCAATATTTGCAGTCCTTTTATCAATTAAATCATTTGGATAATAACCCTGTGAAACAATATGCCTTCTTAAATGTAAAGGTTGTTTGCCTCCTAAATCTAAAGTATTTGCAAAGTCATAATGACCACCTGTAATATCAACAGCACCTAAGAAATCAAAGTCAGCAATCGCATCAAAATCTGTTACGTCATCTAAAAGTTCAAGAGAACCAAGAACAAGGCCATTAACTTCATCAGAAAAAAAGCAATCAACTTTATTGCCAGCAAAAGGTGTTGGAGAATCAGTATCCTCTCTATCTTCTAATACTGTTAACTTAGGAAATACATCAGGACTTGTACTTACAACTACTACAGAAGCATCACCAGAGCTTAACCTACCGCCATCATCTTGAAACTTAAGGACATATGTGCCATTTACAATATTTGGAACAATTGTTTCATTTACATTTCCACTTAAGGCTGGTAATACATCAACAGCATTAGTAAAAGTAACCCCACTTGTAAGGTTAGAGCTACGGATAACCACGTTTCCACCATGCAAAACGTCAACATCTGTAGATTTATCAAAACGTAATCTAACAAATTCATCTGATAACGGTTCGATTCTTAAATTTTTAACATCTGCGGGTACTGCTGTTTTACCAATCGCCTCAACACCAACTGTTGTAGTTGTTGAACTTAGAACACCTAAAGCGTTGTAAGATTTTATTTTAAAAGTATAAGATCCTAGCGTTGATTCAAACAGTTCAAAACTAGGTCTTGATATTCTTACTCTTTCAGGATTGTTTTTTTCAAATTGAAATTCTACTAAATATTCTTTTACACCTAAAACAGGCTCCCATGATACAAAGATTTTAGAAACTGCTCTGTTGTTTAAAACAACTATTTGTTCTATTGCTGAAGGACTACTTGGAGACGGTTTTTCATCTATTAATGTTGTTATATTTCTTGGATCTGCGGCAACAGTTGGATCTTCAACTTGAGTGTATTTGTTTGTATCGTGTATAGTTGCTGTGATTTGATATTCACAATAGTTACTTTCATTAATTGATAGAACACGATAAGTTTGGAACTCAGTTGTGGTGTTTTCAATAGCCCAAATACTATTAGCTTGTGGCACTGTAGAAAATGCGGAAGAAACTGTAATTGTTTTTCCAGAAATCGCAGAAATACTTCTAGATTCCATTGTTCCGTCTTGAAGAATTACAGAAAGTGTTGCTGAATTTATTGTTGCTAAATCTGTATTGTTTTCATCATCAACAATTATTTGAGTAGTAGAACTGCCTGTGTTAATTCTTCCTCCTCTTCTAATACCAGCCCTCATAGTATCTGCTATCCCAATAATTGCTGAAGGTCTAATAACTACACCAGCTTCAATAGTTGTAGTGAAGCTAACAACTTCACATTCTCTTAAATTTGAATATAAAAACCATCTTCCAAGTCTGTTTGCTTGACCTCTTGAAGTACAAGCAAAAGTTTTAAGAGTCTTTCTAGTTCTTCCAAATTTAGAAACGGCATCAGATAAAGTTGTAATTTGATCTGTTGTTATTAATTCATAATTAATTTGTTGAGTATCATTGTCAAAATAAGATACCTCAACTTCTGTAAATTTTGTTCTCTGACCAGTTCCTTGATAAGTAAAACCATTTGCTGTGACGTTTGCATTAGTAAAAATATATACAGGATCACTTGTATTAGTAGCTGTGTTTGTTGGTCTATCTTGAGCAATTTGTAGAGTCCCAACACCATAAAAAGGCATAGCATTCATTATTGAACAAAGATCGTTAATTAATGTATAAGCGTCCATTCTTTGATTTAATATCACATTGCATGAAAAACGTGGCTCAGTAGTTTCTGTTATAGGATCTGTAATTAATTCACTGGCATAAGCACTTGCAGAATAAAAAGAAAATACGTCAAGAGTATCCTCATCAATTAACCCATCAGTGCCTCCAAAGCCTTTGTCAGTTGTCAAAATGTCATATAAAATCCAAGCTGGATCTGCACACCATTCTTTATCTGTTTTAAATGTTCCGTTAAATGTATAATCCGATGGATAAATCACCCTGCCATTGTCTGAGTCGATTGTTGTTCCATGCGGTACTTTGATTTTTGTTCCTTTTACCCTGTATTTTCGAGTAGGAAATGATTGAAATTCTTGAGCATTAAATCTTAAAGCAACATAAGCAAACCCCTGATAAGATCTGTTATCTGTAAGAACTTCAGTAAAGGATAGAAAATTAGTCGCATTTTGTAATTTACTTTCAGTACTGTCATCTGTAACTCTTTCTACAGTTATTGTTAATGGAAAATTTGAATCAGCAAAAGGAGTTCTAGCACCAAAAGTAATTTCATATTCTTTTATATAAGGACTTGTTGCTTTTCCACTTATCTTGTCACCTGTTATAGGTGTGAAAACTGTACCAGTTGCACCTGTTAGTTTTATATTTATTTCAACTTCAGTTCCGCTAATATCTCCATTATCTTCAAACTTTTGCAACGCTGGAAACTGTATAGCAATTCTTAAAATATTAAAAGGTGTTGAGCTTGTTGATCTAGAAACTGAGGAAGATTTAGTTACTGCAACTCCCACAGGAACAGTATTTAATGTCTCAGGAATTTGTGGAATAGCTGTTTGATCTGAAGCTCCATTTTTAAAAGCGATAGATACATTTTGAAAATTTTCATCACCATTAGGGTTCATTAATGGTGTTTGATTTAAAAAAACATTTTTTCTAAAAGTATCAGTACCAGACCCACCAACATCTAAAATTGAGTCGATTTCTCCGTAACCTAGTAAATCAATAACAGTTGCAAATTGTTTACTTCGCAACCCCCCTTCAACCATGTCGGGGTCAACTATCAACCCACTATTATTAAAATCACCAACTAATTCTGGCATTTAAAGCTCCTTCACTATTTGGGCTGTGTCAATTCCAGAACTGACAATAATAGATCCAGTAAAAACTAAACCATACATAATCGGTATTGGAACTCCAGCAGTACTTATATTTTGAATCCCATTAAAATTATAAGATCCTCTTATATTTGGATCTGTGTCACCAACAGAAGAGCTTGAAGATGATGCTTTAGAAGGTGACAATAAAGAAGAAACTCCACTCATTAATAAATTAGTACCCATGGTTGTTAATAAACCACCAAGACCACCTGTGGCAAGAGTTAATCCGACTGTAAGAATATTATTGGAAACCCAGTTCACAGCACTGCTAACAGTATCAGCTACAAAGTTAAAAGCATCTTTGACCCAATTCCAAGGCCATGCCCCAATCGCTACAGGAATAATTTGAATATCTCCCTGACCTGACATATTTAAAAGATTATCAGCAACAGCATTACTACCCATTTTTACCCTATAAATTTGTTTATTCATATGTTTTTCTATACCAGCAAAATTTGCTTTTAAAAAACTCATTGCTTGCATAGGTGTTTTTACAGCAGCTTGAAAAACACTTTGCCCTAAAAATTCTTTTAGTTTTCCATATACTTTTATTGTTTTAAGTTTTGATGAATCAATCAATTCAATATTTTTTTTTAACTTTGGTTGTTGCCAAGAATCAGGTTTGTAATCATTCCATGTTTTTTCTTTAATACTGTAAATATAATATGGGTAGCCTATATGCTCACATGAAATTTCATCTGTTTTTGATAATTTAGAAGTTCCTTCTGGATGACTATGAAAAACACCAAGTATTTCACCGCCTTGATCTTCGCAAGCCGCCCAATCTTCTGGATCTAAGGCAAAAAAGTTTTCTTGATCATCAGCAATATTTTTACAAGGCCAAAATTTTTCTTGGCCGTTGATAAGTGTATAAATACCACAAGACTCTTTGGGAGCTTGGGCTTTTGCATAAATTTCAGCTTCTAATTTCCAATCCATGTTAAGCATTTTGTAATGTACCAACCAAAGGAAAATCGGCTCTTGTAACAAGTTTTTTTGGCGCACCGACACCAATTAAGTCAAAAGTACTTACTAACTCAAATTGTACAATATCTCTACTCTCTGTCACTTTTCTTTCAATAAAATATATTTCTTGTGGTAATTCTGCTGAAGGGTCAGGAGTTCCATAAGGATTAACAGAACTTGGAAAGTTAACAGCATCTAAAAATCTACCCATTGTACGTCTACGAGTAATTTTTGCACCTTGTAGATCACAAAATGCAGTTGTTTTGTTTACTAATTGCATTAATGCAGTTATTACTCCCAACAAATTAGAAAACGTTAATGTTGGTCTAGGGAGTTTTCCTTTTCCCGAATATAAATAACCATCCGAAGAAACTGGCATTTTTGAATAAGTATTAGCTTGCCATATTAAGTCATTTTTATCTTTTAGATTATTACCAGCATGAAATAAATAAACAGTAGGATTCGCTATGGTTGCATTTACATTAAAAGATACGTTACCGCTAGTGGACTGTGAAGTTGTTCCTGTGACTGTAAATGTATTTGTGGCGACTGTTTGTATGGTATAAATCCCATCAATCCCATTACCAGTGGTAAAATTAAGAGTTAATATAAGACCAGCAGAAAATCCATGCGAGTTTAGTGTAATTGTAATTGTGTTTGTTGATTGTGAATAAGTTGCTGTTTTTGCAGATTTTGTATAATGAACATCAGCTTTTAATTCAAGAGAATATAATTCAATAATTGATTTATTTATTCTTTGTTGTAACTCAGGAACAGGATTAGCCATTTATGGTTCAAAAACCTCTCGAAATGAACAGCTTATGATAGCTCTATTATTGTAAGGAATACTTTTTGTCCAAGAATCACAAACATATGTTCCAGCACCAGAAAGAGTTATTGATACATTTCCACTATTGGTTGCACTAGCGGCAGCCGTTACTGTAAAGACATCATCAGTCGTAACAGATGCAACGGTAAAATCACCATCTGTTGCAGAGCCAGAAGTGTAATCAATCGTTAAAACATCACCAATAGCAACTCCATGTGAAGTAATACTTATAGTCACAGTAGTAGTACTTTGGGAATATGTTCCTGTTTTTGTAAAGCCTTCCGCTGGTGGGGTAAAAGTAAAGCTTGCCTGATCTGCAACCCTACTTCTTAAAAAGCCCTCAATAACATCTGATTCAGTCTCAGACACGTTAAAAGTAAGAGCATATTCTTTTGGATCTTGATGGTTTGGAAGACCAAATAGAACCCTATTTTCATAGCCATCACCCATTTGTGTAACTTTGATTCTGGGTCTACTAGTTTTTCTCATCCCATAAGTGGGAGTGATAGAAGGAAAAGTTGCCATTATGGATTAAGTAAACCTCCTGATCTTTGTTCTTGGGCGATAGTTGTTTGAACAACAGAAGCAATAAGTTGCCCTAATTGTTGGTTGCCTAGTTGACCTTCCGTTGATTGATTACCTGCTGAGTCTACATTAACAGTAATGTTGTTTACAGTGCCACCTCCCATCTTATTATTTGGAATTATACTGCCACCTTTAGAACCCATCTGCAAAATTTCAGGGCCACGTTCACCTACAACATAAGCACCACCAGCAGATACAGGGCCACCGCTTGCTCTCCTACCAAATAAACCTCCAAGAAATCCTCCAAAACCACCGCCTTTTTTACCACCGCCTAATATATTTCCAATTCCAGAAATAGCCTTATCAAGTGCAATATCAAGAAGTTTGTTTTTTAAATTATTTAAAACATTACCTAGTGCTTGACCTAAAGTTTGACTTCCATTTACTGCCTCTCTTAAATTTTCAACTAAACCTTGTCTAGTTTCTTCTCCTATTTGTCTATATTGCTCGTTAAGTTTTTCAGCCGCTTCTTTGTTTTTGTCAATGCTTTCTTTTTGGTTTTTTAGTTCTTCATTTGCAGTTAGATAATTTGTAATAATGTCCCTGTATTCCTCTCCATATTCTTTAACAGCATTATTTATTGCTTGTTCAAGTGCAACCTGCTCTCCTTTACCTTTTATTTGCGCTCTAAGTAATGCTAAAGAATCACTCTGACTATCTATAAATTCACCGATTGCTGCAACTTTATCCATCTCAGCCTGTTCATATTCAAGTGCTTTTTTTCTATTAGCCTCTTCAAGTTCATTAATTTCAATTTGAATGTTTTTTTGTTCTTCTTTTTTATCTGCAATAATTTGATTTTGGTTTGCAGTTTCCCGTGTGATCTTTAGTTGTTCTTTTATAGGATCTATTGACTTTTGATTTACATTAAGTTGTCTTTCTAAGGAATTAATAGCTCTTTTATTATTGTTTTCTTGCGCTGTAGCCAATCTTGCTAAAATCTTTTGTCTTTCAATAAATAATCTATTAAATTCGCCTTTTAAAGCTTGCTCATCACCTTCTTTCAATGCTTTGTTAAAATCTCTTTGTTTTTGTGTTGCTCCGATTATTGCAGTAACAAAACCACCAACAAGAGTTGTTATTGCCACAAAAGGTAATGCGTTTAAAGCTACAGTAGCAAGGCCTCCTGCAGCAGCCAAAGCAATTAATCCTGAGGTTACAACAGGAATAATTATTGCAATGCCTTTAGCAGCAAGCGCAATCGCTGCAAAAATTGCTGCAGTTTTTCCTAGTGGTGATTTTAAAAGATTATCAGAAGCAGTTATCAAAGCTGTTAATCCTTGGGTAGCTGCAATTAAAGCAGGGTTAAGTGCCTTTCCTAATGTTTCTGAAAAATCACGAAACGCTTCGCCTAATGAATCAACTTCACCAGCAAAGCCTTCTGCAGCAGCTTGTGATAATTTATTATAACTTTCTTCAACAATACCTAAAATCATGGCATGAGCTTCAGCCGTTTTATTAGTTTTCATTAACTCTTTAATTACATCTGTTTGTGTTTTAGTAAAAGCAATACCTGATCTATTTAAATTGGATAAATTTCTCTCTGGGTCTTGCAATGCTTTTGCTAATTGCATAAATGATGTAGTGACATCTACTTGGTTGACTTGAGCAATATCTGCTGCTGCTTGAGCAACTCTTGAATATGAATCAACACCTATATTTCTAAAACTTGTTAATAAATTAAAACCTCTTGTAAATTCTTCTTGATTAAATAAAGTTTGATTTCCTAATCTATTTGCTGCTTCTTGTAATTCATTTAATGCAGCAGTTCCTTCACCTAAATTGACTAAACCTTGTGTAAGAATTGTTATATCTCGTTCTCTATCAGAGAAGGTTCTTATTGCATTACTAACAGTTGCAACAGCAGCACCAACAGTAATTAAGGGTCCAAGTGAAGCAGCTAATGAAGCACCTAATCCTTTTGCTGCAGTTGATGTTGCAGCTAAAGATGTTGTTGCACCCTTAGCAGAGTTTGATAAAGTTTTTGTTGCTGCAGAAGTTTTATTTAAAGAAGATATTGCATTTCTTGCTTCAACTCTTAAGGTAACTATACTTTCGGCCACTTAAGTTAAACAAAAATCTATTAATTATATACTACCTGTTTTTTGCTCTTTGATGCATTCTTTTTTCATTTTCATGTTTATTTTCGTAATAAGCAACCCAATATATTAACTCTTCTTGTGTAATTAATTGTCTTAATTCTTTTAATGTTTTTCCTAATTCTGTAGCGAGAAAAAACTCAAAGTTTAACCAGTTATCTCGCTTTAATCGTTTTTTGCTGTATCTGTATCAAGTTTTATATTAAACAAAAACAGTTCTATTTCGTTTAATACGTTTTCTGGTAATTCTCTTTGTAAATTTGGAGCATCTGCCATACTAAAAGCTTTTGTTCCATCTTCAAGCTCTGCCATTTGGCAAAGTAATTGAGTTGAAATTGTAAGGGCTTCATCTGTACCAGTAGCACTTTGGGCTTTCTGTCTATCGTATCTTGTTAAAGGTTTAAAATATAAATCTACAATTTTTTCGCCTTTAGCATTTTTAAATTCATATTTTCTTCTAGTTGACATTTCATCGCCATAAGATGAAGTCAACAGATCAATAGTTCTTTTTGTCGCCATAAAAAATTAGGTACGTTAACCTAATGTACTATATAGCTGAAGTAATGGCACCGTTTGTCACAAATGAGATATTGATTATTTGTATCTCACCTAAAGTTGCACCATATTCAGCAGAAGTAACAATACCTGCAAAACCTATTTTTTTAGATGCAGTACCACTGTCAGGAAATAATTCAAACAACGCATCGCCTGCATCGCCTGTAACTAAAACGTCATCAATAAAGGCTTGATAATCAGAGTTACCTGAAGGATCATAAATAAGTTCTGCAGAACCTTCTCCTGAAATTAAACCACCAACAAAACTTTTGGAGGTATTACCAAGAACTGTTGTTTCTTGTGTGTCTTTTGTGATAGATAAAGACCAACTTCTTAAGCCTGAAATGTCAGCTTCAGTACCGCCAGCATTTTCAAACATAATTTTTCCAACGTCACCCTTAACAGCAGCCATAACAAAAAAAAGAAATATTTATAAATATATTAACTCTTT